GAACTTCAGAAGCAAAAGGACGCAGGTAAGCAATTTCTATCCGATCAGGAAATAGACGGCTTGATTGATAGCATACTGAAAGAAGAATAACCTTCAATACAAAGTAGAAATGAAGAAAAATAAAGGATTTACAACACCATGTTATATGGCTGTTAAAGATGGAAATCACGCTAATCGTCTAATGATAGCTTTAAAAAGTATAGGCGATAGAAAAGTATTTGGAATACCAGAGAATGTTACATATCCTTGTGTTTGTGGAGTATCTACGAACATTATATCATTCGGTGAATTGAATGATTTAGCCGGATTCATTAATTGTGAAGATAATGAGGACTTGTTTCTTGCATTAGCATCCCTACGGAATGATTCAGATATTCATCAATGGTTTACTGATGGTGAGAAATGGGTAATCAGTGATATTCACTCTCTTCTTGAACTGAAAGAGTATTTCCAATTAATTAAATTCGATTACTCAAAAACTCACAAGGCAACAGTCGAAGAACTTATCAAGCATTTTAATTCGTAACAGTATAAATAGAAATGAAAACTTATGTAATTACACTCTCACAGTTTTTCCCGGTAGGACACAATCAATCGGGGAACGAGACGAATTTCAAATATGAGTTCCTATTAGGGCAATGCTGCCCTGATTGTGAAGTGAAACAGGATTTATCGGGGAAAGAAATCTCTCGATGCAACAGTTGTATAAGAGCCTGTTTACGTCCGAAACTTCACACCATACGAACCAATTACTCAATATGGGAGAAACGTATCGGAGAGGTTCAAGCTGGGCAAGCTGTTCTTTCCGTCCGACAGTGGACTGGAAAGCCTTACCGCAGCCCACAGATTGAAGTTGCAAAATTGACATCTGCGACCGGCATAGGCATACAAAAATTAGTGTTTTGCGGGGCGTTGTCACGTTTTAAAATTGAGAATAGAACTATACCATTCACAGAGCAAGTTGCCAATAATGACGGATTATCGCTTGAAAATTGGATTGAATGGTTCAATGGTTACGATCTGAACCAACCTATGGCAATTATTCATTTTACAAAATTCAGATATTGATATGGGTACACATAACTAACTAAAAACCGATATGAGATATGAAGAAATATCGCGTAATGATCGAACTGGATACTTTTGAAATTACAGTATCTGCTATAAACAAGGCTGAAGCCAAGAAAAAGGCTATTGATAAACTTCGGAAGAAGGATATATCAACTATGATCCGAAGAGGATGGCCCAATAATAAAAAAGAAATTGGTATTGATGAAGAATAGCTCAAAAAAAATAGAAGGTAATTATGACAGTGACAGAATTGATAAAAAAATTGGAAAATTGTAATCCGGAAGCAGAAGTCTATATCTACACAGGTGATATCAATCTGATGGTTATTGATGAAGTGGAGCAAGAAGCTCCGGCAATGGTAGTAATTTCATAACAAGAAATATGGAACAATACACTTACACTTTCGACGACGAATTAGAATCAGATCAATTCAAAAATCTGCTTGATGTACAGGGAGTAAGTTATCAATTGAATAATTACACTTTGTTTGGAGGTTCATTTACCGATATAACGATAGATGCACAAATTAAACCTGCCGTAGATACACTCTACTTAGAGGTAAATAAGTATAAAATTAGGATTAACCCTTTAAAATGATACAGCCAAAGCATTACAATTATCACAACCGGTCCGGCCTCGCACAGCGAGAAAGGACTACATTAATCACTTCCGCCAGGAGAAGCCATTAGAAGGAGTATTCTTCACCGACTTCATCCGGGATGTGTTAGAAAAGCGCAGCAGGCGCAAGTCTGAACACTATGCAGCCGTTTATGATGCGATAATAAAGCACATTGATAACTTTTCATTGGAGTTTGATTGTGACATATTCACTAACTCGGTAACAGCAGAATTTCTTGATGATTTCATAGTCTATCTTGAAGATTGCGGGTTACGACATAATACCATTGTAGGATATATTCTAAAAATACAGACTCTTATTCGTAGAGCTTCGCAATACAATTATGCAGTAGATGTTACCTATGATGAAATTGATTTGAAATGTGAGCCTACAAATGCGGTCTTTCTTTCAATGAATGAGATTACAAGGATATACTATTACAAGTTTGTAGGGCAGGATAAGCGGAAAGCAAAAGAGAGAATGAGAGATATGTTTGTATTGGGATGCCTTACTGCTTTGCGTTATTCCGACTATTCAAGGTTGACAAGTCAAAACTTTATAAATAACTATATTATGATCCGAACAAAGAAAACCAATGTGGATGTCAAGGTTCCGGCACATGATTATGTAAAAGAGATATTCGCAAAGTATGGTGGTCAGGTTCCTTGTGGTTTGTGTATTCAGTACTTCAATAAATATTTGAAGGTTATAATGAAAGAAATTGGCCTAAATGACCTAGTTACTTACTCATTTACCAAAGGCGGGAAGTTGGTTACAGTTACTCGTGAAAAATGGGAGTTGATAAGTAGTCACACAGCAAGAAGGAGTGCAGCAACCAACATGTATTTAACGGGACGTATGAAAACGTTTGAGATAATGAAATTAACAGGACATCGCAGTGAGCAAAACTTCTTCCGGTACATCCGGTTAAGTGGTGATGATACTGCACGGTCAATCAGTGGTGATAGTTTTTTTAGAAAATAAAATTATTCATGAAAAGTTTAAATATGAGCAGAAGGAAACAAATAGATGACCGTAAGCGGCTTCTTGTACGGTATCGTATAGATGAGAAAGGATTTGTATCTTTTATTGATCCATGCTGTGATGACATTCCAGCAGCTCTTTTAGGAAAGATTTTGGAAGCTATTTCTAATGTCGAAAAAGAATGGAATAGTAGATTTACTAATGACATTAATTCTTTTCCACCCGATATAATATATGATGAACCAATACTTAAATAAATATAGTATGCATACAAAGGATATTTTCGAACAGACCATGCTCTCATGTGGGTATGTAATTGATAAGATTATACAATACGAAGACTCCCAGGAAGTCCGTAAAGTTGAAGGACGAGTTAAGATCCCTAAGAAGGTGACCATATTCGGGAACCGACAAACGATAATTGAAGAGAAGAAGTTCCGATGGGATGCTGTTGGTCGATGCTTTTCTTTGCGATCTAACACCCGGCAAAGAAGATATGATCTTCCTTTACAGACAATTGTGGAATTTAATAAGCTGAAGGAAACAGAAAAAGAAATGCTGTAGTAATGAGAGAGAGTTTAGAAAAATATAAAATTGTAAATTGGATTTGGGTATATCAATATTTGTCTCTTTTAGGTCCGGAAGAATTCTTCAAATTTGAAGCTCTAGTGAATACATCACTTGATAAGTTGGGGATCAACAGGTATTATGATGTATTGGAGGTACCGTCGGATAATCAGGAGTTATTTATAAAATTCTGCTGTCTTTATATATACAGGCATCCGGAATATGAGTTTAATGAAGATTTTACCCAAGTATGGAGGAAAGAATCGTATGAACAACGGGAAATGGAAGCAAGAAGAAGAAATTTATGTGCGAGAAAACGTGGGTAAAAAGACAATGGAAGAGATGGCCGAATATGTTGGCCGATCCCCATTGGCCGTTAAACTGTTTTTGCATCGCAAAAAGATAGTTGCCGGCCAGACGGTGAAGCGGAACTTAGTACAAGAGATGTTGCGTCTCAAGTTCCGACATCCGGAGAATTTTTCCCCAACGAGGGAATTTTATCGCGAAGTAAACATTAATCAGATGCGGTTTTGGGATATTTATTATGGCCGCAAGCAGGTTACACAACAAGAATACGTTGCGCTATCCGAATATTTTGGACTTACACTCCAAGAGGCATTTGAGGCTAGGCAATTAAGTATGTTTAATGAAGAATAATTATGGTAAGTAAAGAAGAAATTGACCGGATAAAATCAGCACTGAACATCGTTGATGTCATTTCGGAGTTTGTTTCCTTAAGAAGAAGTGGCTCAAATTTCGTTGGTGTTTGCCCATTTCACAATGACAGTCATCCTTCAATGTTCGTTAGCCCAAATAGGCAAACTTATAAATGCTTCGTCTGTGATCATAAGGGTGATGTTATTAATTTTATCCAGGAACATGAGAATATGTCGTTTGCTGAAGCCGTTGAATGGTGTGCGAAGAAAGCAGGAATTGAACTGGAACATCGGGAGCTTACCGACGAGGAGGTGCGTAAAGCGAAAGATTTTGAAGCGATGCGGATCGCACTGAAAGGAGCGGTCATTTTTTTTCAAAAACATCTGCCGGAGGCGCAAAACTATCTCGATAAACGTGGATTCCGGTTGACGGATAAGGTTATAAAAGATTTTGCGATCGGCTATGCTCCTGAAGGTAATTTAGCTGCTCAAGAAATGTTGAAAGCGGGCTATTCCGAGGAAGTGCTAACAAAGGTTGATGTTCTGAAGAAAGCTGCAGAGGGGAGAGTTTATGATAACTTTCGTGATCGAATAATGTTCCCTTTCTTTGATCTGAACGGAAATGTAACAGGTTTTTCTGGTCGATTTGTGGTTCCTAAAGAAAAGGCAGGTAAGTATCATAATACAGGTGATACTCCAGTTTTTAAAAAGGGCACGCAACTATTTGGACTATTACAGGCACGTGGGGCCATTGGGAGAATGAATAATGTCTACTTGGTAGAAGGGCAATTTGATGTTCTATCAATGCATGCTTCAGGTGTCGAAAATACGATTGCCGGCTCTGGGACTGCACTTACTCCGGAACAAGTAAAGTTGATATCCAGGTTTACTCAAAATATAACTTTAGTCTATGATCCTGATGATGCTGGATTAAAAGCTTCTCTTAGGAATTGTGAGCTGCTCCTGAAGGCTGGACTAACTGTACAGTGTGTTCTCCTACCTTATGGAAAGGATCCTGATAATATAGCTTCTGAAGAAAAAGAAAATACGGCGAAATGGCTGATGAATCGGAGAACTGATTTTGCTAGTTACTTTGCGGATATTTTTGCAAAAGACTTTGAAAATCCGGAATCTAAGGAGCAGGCACTGAATACGATCTGCAATTTAATTGCCTATATTTCTTCAGAAACCTTGCGGTTGAACTACGTGAGGAAGATATCCGCTAAGTTTGAGATTACAACAGAAATTATAGAGCGAAAGATACGTGACGTTGTCCGGAATGTGAAAGATATTCCAAAGATTGAGGAGATGAAATCGGGTGTCTATGGCCTTGAACAAATCAAGGAGATACGTCGTGAAGGTGAACCATGTGTACTTACATCGGATTTTGATTTGTTTCTGAAATTGTATGGAGATACCCCTGTTATTCTCTTGCATGGAGTTCCATCTGCGACAGATATCCAAGCTATACGTCGGGAGTGTGCCTATTTTACAACGGATAGCCAAGGGATTTTCATAAATAGAGATGGGGATGAATCGGACTATCTTTCCGCATTGACAATGCTTTATCGTGCCGGTTTGACAAATATAACATTGACTGTAGCTGCAAAAGACCAAGAGCAGAAAGTAGTAGAGGATGAAGAAGGGTACGATCAGGAAGAGCAGCGAATAGACAAAACTTATACATTTATAAAATACTATGTACATCTGCATGGTTTGTTCCTAGCTTCTTATTTTGGAGAAAGAACACCTTTTATTGAACGTTGCGCTGACCTGATCAGTTATGCTGAAGATTCTGTCCGAGTGGTTAATGCTAAATATTTCTATGATAATCTGTCGCTTAGTAAGACTGACTTTAATGAAATATTAAAGCCCTATTTGGCAAAACGAAAGTCCCGCATGGCCATCAATGCCCAACGTACAGATGACGATGATGAAGATTACGATCCGAATGAACTGCCTGGGTATGTAGACGAAAATTCCGAATACAATGAAATGTATCGTCAATGTGGGTTCTATCCAAAGTTGAACAAAGATGGAGAGCCTGTATGTTATATGTTCCGGCAAGAGAAAGGTGGGCATCAACAAATAGCTGATTTCTTCATGACTCCTTTACTCCATATTTATTCGGATGATAAGGAGGCCAATAAACGAGTCCTTAAAATAAATCGGAGATACTATAAAACTCCACTTTATATTGAGGTTCCGTCTAGGGCACTGCTAAAGAAAGCGACCATTGAAGAAGAACTGATTCAACTGGAGGCTGTAAACTTCACATCCGGAGAAGAAAAACACTGGACTAAGATACGAGAATATATGTCCCGGCACTTTATCACCTGTTCAGAAATCCTAACCTATGGAAATCAACAAGTCGATGGGGCTTCACGCCGGGAAGACAATATGTTTTTCGCTTTTTCAAATGGGATATTCCATGTCGTAGATGAACAGCCACGCTTTGAACCTGTCAATGAGCTTGGTGTAGTGACACATAATAAGAAGAACTATTACCTTCCTGCATTTTCTACCATATACGCTGGATCCGGACGTCAGTCTGATAAATATGAGCTTATTTCCCAATTAGTTTATAAAGATATTCCGGCCGAGAAACAATGTAGTTTTGAAAAATGGGCCTCTTTAATGGATCAGGTGTATAAAATCAATGATAATGGTAAATGGGGCATTCTCTTTGCTATAATGTGCGCATTTCGTAGCAATATACACTGTATCGACCGTTTGTTTACAGCTCCTTTCTTTATGGGGCCTATGTCTTCAGGAAAAACGCAAATAGCAATTTCCATTCGCTCTTTATTCATATCTCCGAAAGTGCCCATTTTTAATCTAAATATTGGTACAGATGCTGCGATGTCTACTTTGATGAGTACTTTCAGAGATGTTCCGGTGGTTTTGGATGAGTATAATAACAAAGATATATCCGATGCTAAGTTTCAGGCATTGAAGGGGATTGTTTATGATGGTGATGGTCGGCAAAAAAGGAAAGGCACGTCAGGGAAAGAAATTGAAAATGATAAAGTATATGCTCCTGTGATTCTGTGCGGGCAGGAAACGCCGCAAAGAGATGATAATGCACTAATGTCTCGTATTATAGTATGTGAGGTCCCTAAGCCAAAGAATCGTACTCAGGAGGAGGTTGATCTGTTTAATCAACTCAAGGATATTGAGGACCCTAACAAGATAGGACTTTCGAATGTGCTTCTAGAGATATTAAAGCTTAGGCCATTAGTTATGGACCATTTCAGGACGCTCAAGCAGCAAGCCTATGATGAATTGAAAGCCGAACTGAACAATTCTGGTGAGATAGATCGTCTGATGAAAACAGCATCGCTCTTTTTAGCAACATGTAAACTAGTCGAAAGTCATACTAAGATGAATTTGCCTTTTTCCTACAAAGAGTTTTTTAAGATAGCTTGTGCCAAGATAAAGTTCCAGGTTGAACTGATTAGTAAGACTGATAAGCTTGCTACTTTCTTTAAAGCAATGGATGTAATGATTGATACCAAGGCAATTATTGAGAATCGAGATTTCACCATTGATACACCTGATAAAATAACTATTAAGACTCCTGGAGGAGAGAAGAAGGAAATTGCATTTCCTGCAGGAACCAAAATCTTATTCTTGCGCTTGAGTGCTATTTATACACAGTTCGCTCGGAGCTCTTATAACAACGAGGATTCAACTCAATCTACCATTGAGCAGAATCTTAGATCTCATCCGAGTTATATAGGGTGTGTGCATGCACGGCGCTTCAATTGGCATGAAGTTGTAGAGGTTCCTAGAGGAGGATATGAGGACGGTAATACTAATGATACTGTAACAGTTGATAATACTATGGTCAGGAAAGTGGAAAAGAGATTTACTAATTCAAGCTGCATTGCTTTAAACTATGAAATATTCCAAGATTTGTATGATATTGATTTGCGACGTTCTGGTAGTGAACTCCTTGCTGAATCTGCTGACGATAATAAGCAGCCATTACCATTTTAGTTCGATGTATTTTCTGCCTTATACTCCTCTGCCAGCTCCGCCGGTCGAGGAGTATTCTTTTTATAATAAAGCGGACATTTCAAATTGTATTCAACCCTATCATTTATGAATATCATCTCCAATCCCCCGGACCCCCTAAATTTAAAGAAATACAAAGCAAAGAGAGTGTAATTTTGAAAAGATAATTTTCAAAACATGGCGTCCAACAGTCCAACAGTCCAACAGCCAAAAACTTTTTAAAATGTAAATGCCTGTAGTATAGTAGTATATATCTTATTAAAGTAGTATATATATATCCAACATTGCTGTTGTTTGGTTGGACGTTGTTGGACGTGTTGGATTTACAGTTTTCTACATTCCAACAGAATAAAAAATGACCTGTCCAACAAAATGCCACTTAAAAACCTTATGTTGGATGTGTAGGACGTTGTCCAACAGTCAATCAATGTTATTCTTCTAATACTAAATGGCTGATAATTAGATAACTATTTATTATGTAATAGGGCGTGTTGGACGGTTGGACAGTTGGAAGCAAAAATAAATAAAAGTATTTCAAAAATATCCTTTAACTGAAAAGACTATGATTACGACTAGTATTAATATTGAGCCATATTTGGCTGAATACTTACGTGGAAAGTATAATAATGGTTCTGAAGAAGCATTCAGAATTCCAGACAATACAGACCTTTACCATACAATATGGACATTGATGGCTAAACGACAAAAAAATCAATCTCCTGTTGATAATGGTAATTTGGCGTTTATCCTTCCTGAAAGAAGAATCGGAAAGGATCCTAAAGTTTACAATTTCCTTTCTCCTAACTCTGTACGATTGATAGAGAAAGAAGTACGGCGGATGTTTAACCGTGAACTTCATGCTGCGATGGATGAAAATGATATGAATGGACATCTTTTAAAGAACCTAGATGTTGTGCATCATTTCATGTGCTCGTATTGCATTGATTCTATTTCTGAAGATGCTCTTTTAAAAAACTTCTATAGGTGGAGAGAAAATATACGCAAGAGGAAAACACGTCGAGAATATAAAAAGAGGTTAAAAAATGGGTAAAAAATGACCGACCGAACTATCATTTTTGTCCCCAAATGGCGAAAAAACGTCCGCTGTATGGCGAACTTGTTGAATACTAAACAATTATAAGATTATGAGAGAGTTAACTATTACTTTGAGGGTGAAACCTACAGGAAAAATGAAAAAAGAAGAATATCGTTTTCTTGCTGATCCTTTTTCTTTTACTCCTTCTATTACAGATTCGGTATCAGGCAAATTGTTCGATTGTAGTAAAGACATTACGATTGAAACTCCGGATGTAGATACTCTTCGGGAATTTTCCACTGCTAGGTCCGTTATTGTTTATTTGTGTGATTCTTCAGAAAAGTATATTGCAATAGGTACGGATGACATTCCAGCTTTGGTTTCAATTTCCGCAAACTTGAACACTGCAACCTTGAAAATTTCCAGTAAAATGCTCCAGTCGCCATTTTTGCATGTATAAACAGTCCTTCATAGCCTTCTTTCGACGAACTATCTTCGCTGAAAAGATGCGCTACAATGAATAGGACATTTCTTCGTAACTTACTTATTACATCTAAACTCTTCATCACGGCAGAAGCTTATGCTGCTGCCATGATGGAATGTTTTCCACTTCTGGATCAAAAGAACCCAGTACCAGGGGCTTTTTTCTTTTTATCGGATCCGCCGACTTATAAAGACCAGGTAGATAAGGCGGTGGCTAAACTTAAAAGAGAAATAGCATGTACTGCAGAACTTAAGAGTGTAAGCCTGACTAATGATTTCTCATCCGAGGAACTGCCTGAAGGCTCAATTGCTTATCATCGTATTTGGGGTACAATTACATCTAATTCATCCTGGTATTTCTCTTCAAAGCAATTTGAGAGGGATTTGATTGCTGCAGAGAGTAACCCTTCAATATCTGTGCATTTCCTTCATATTAATTCCGGTGGTGGTGAAGCTTGGTATTTAGACCGGTTGTCGGAAACAATGCACTCACTAAAGAAACCTGTAGAAGTCTTAGTTGAGCAGTATTGTGCTTCTGCCGGTTACTATATTGCTTGTCATAGTGCGAATGGAATACATGCGCTGACGAAGAATGATCAAATCGGTTGCATTGGTACTATGATCAGCTTTTATGACTTTTCTGCTTACTATGAGAAGTTAGGAATAAAACTAATTCAAGAGAAATCGAGTCTATCTCCACTCAAGAATAAGAAATTTGAAGATTTACGTGCTGGGCACCCGGAACAATATATTAAAGAAGTTCTTGATCCACTTACCGTTCAATTTTTAAATGAAGTAAAATCTTCTCGTCCTAAACTTGCCAATCTCTCTGAAGATGATCCGGTATTCCAAGGTGAAACATTTGATGCTCAACATTCGATTGATAAAGGGTTAATTGATTCTGTGATGACCCTTCCTGAAGCTATTGCCCACGCAAATTCACGTGGACAGGAATACTTGGATAGCATTTCCCTCCGAAATAAAATAAATCAGTATGTCTAATTTAACAATTAATTAATTATGAATTTTAGAGAAAAACTTCGAAAGGTCTTACAGCTTTTGGATTTATCCCAGAAAGCGGCAGATAAACAACTTGCATCTGAGGACATTACAGCGATTGCTACCCGTTATCAGAAAGAGTTTCAAGCAACTCTTAGAGAGGACATGGATGCTGACTCTAGGCAGCCAATGTCTCAGGAAGAAATGAACCAGTTGCAAGCGTTACTGGCAGGTATTGTACCTTCTACGGAAAAGACTGAAGGGACTGCTAATTCAGAGGAAAGTCCGGTAACTCAATCGGAAGCTACTCCAGAAGGTATTCTTGAATTAGCTAAGAACGTTGCAAAGCAAAATGGTGAATTACAAAAGCTAGTGAAAACAATGACAGAGCAAACAGCAGAAGATACTGCAGCTGCTGTTGTTACAACTCCTACTACAATGAGAATCAATGGACCTGGCACTACTGCCAAATACCTGTTTGGTATTGAAACTCCTATGTTTGATATGTCGAAACGTTGGAATAAGATAGCCGAAAATCCGAATTACTCTTCTACTGATATCGAAGAAGGTGAGGAGAAGGCTTTCTTTCAAGAAGTATCGGTTTTCTCTAAATCCCTTGCCAAACGTTATGAATATCTGAATAAGAATCATTTGCTTGATCCCGTGAAATTGGCTGCTGGCGAGTTTTCTACAGATTTTGCAGGTGTTGGTGATGCGAAAGTCGGTGATCAATATGTAATTCGTCGTCAAGATGCATTAATTGCACATGTACTGAAAGCACGTGATTTAACTCAGTTCTTTCCGATTCGTTATGGTATTCAAGATCATGACTTAGTTTTCAATACTTTCTTTGATGAAGTATCTCAAGGATGGCAAGAAGGTGAAGTTTGGAAAGGCGGCATGAAGCTTGAAAACGAAATGGGGCATGTTGATGATGCAATGATCAAAATGAAGTTTGGACCAATGAAGAAGTTGGAACGAATGTATATTGGTTACCTCAATAAAGAAGGCTCTGATCCGATCAAGTGGTCTTTGATTGAATATTGTATTGTCAATACTCTGGAAACAGCCCAAGTTGAACAAAACAAGCGTCGAATTCGTGGAATCTACGCCACTCCGGAAAAAGGTGTTCCATCTCATTTCCTGAATGCTTCCACGGGACTCATTTATACGCTGATTCGTTATTATCACGAGAATAAGATTCTCTTGCATGATGATGTAACTTATCGCTCTTACACTAAAGAGAATATGGTGGATGCAGTTAAGGAGTTTGTTGCTGATATTATTGAAAAATGTACAGAGGACATGGATCTGGATCAGCATGTTATTTACCTTAATAATTTGCATCAGACTTGGTGGAAAGAAGGTTGTCGGGCACGGTATGGCAAAGATCTTGATTTTACCGGTCCTGATAGCTATTTGAATGTTGTTCCTGATACGACACTTCATATCAAATGGCTTCCTTATCTGGGGCAAAGTTGCTTGATGTTCCTCGATATACCGGGGAATATCCAGTTCTTAGAATATATTCCGGGAGAAATGATGGCCTTTAAAGCTAAGGATGATATGGAGATGGTAAAGTGCTGGTCAACTTGGAAAGAAGGTACTGCAGCTGCTTTCTTAGGTCGTCGTTTCAAAACGCACGAAGAACTCGTTGAAAATAACTATGAATGGCAGCAGATATTCATGAATAAACCTTCTGTCGATGTGGCAGTTGATGCGACTGTTATTGATGCGAAAAAAGGTTTCTGGCAGGTTACTTCAGAGAACACAAAAGCAACTGCAATCACTGATATTAAAAATGCGAAAGCAGGTATTGGGTATCTTATTGAATGTGGATCTAAAACTAACGCTTCTACTATCTCGAAGTCCGGAAAGTTTGCCGATATCACAGCAAACTATACTCCGACAAAAGAGGGGGATTACATCCTTGTTCTTTTGAATAAAGACGGTAATTTCCGCGAACTTGAACGGTGTGTAGGAGGAATTCGTACTGTCAATGCAGTTTTGCAACCAAATCTTCCTGGCGTAAGATAGTTGTTTTCAGTTTTTTATAGGTGTTTGTTTTCAGGGGTGGGAGTTCTGCCCACCCTTTTTTCTTAATTACAAAATTAATTTTTATGAAAGCTAAAAAAGTTAGTAACCCTTATAAAAAAGGGAATCAATATGCACGTAAAATGCAGGTAAAGCTCTTTTTATCTCTTGCACTTCTTTTTGCCATTGTTTTTGTTGTTGGTATGTTCCTGGATCCTGATCATTCAATGTTTTGCATGACAGGATTCTCTGGAACATCTTTGGCTTCTATGATGGCCATTGGTAGCATAGATGACGTTTCTGATAAAGTAACTCATGGCTCGAATATAGCTTATAAGATTTATTTGATTGATGTTCATCAAATCAATTCGAATGTGAAATTTCCTAAGCCTAATGCTAATCGAGAGGTCGCGACAATACCAATGCTCTCGGGACAATATATGCAATATTTTGAGGCACATGATATTCCGACTTATGTGGGCAATGGGGAGAAAGGAGATATAACGACTTCTGGTACGAACCAATTTGTAGCAATCATGGGCGGTATGAGGGATCAGCTTCTGAACTTTACAGAAGAACATGCCGGCGGTAAGTTTGTGATTTTATTTAAGGAGATTGGCGAAGATCAATGGTATATCTTAGGAGAATATGATAGACCTATGGTATTGAAAACTTATGAAGCAAAAAATGACAAAGATGGCCGTTATATAACCTTCACTTTTGAACGTACTTCTGTGACACAGTATCATAAATATGTTGGTGATATTGTAAAAGCTCCAGCAGAGGTGCATGCAGCGGGGACTAAAGAGCTGGCTATTAAACCTACAAGCAACTCTTATGAGATACCAAATGGAACAGCTGCCACTTATGTCATTGAGACAGTATCAGGTTTGACAAATAATGATAAAGGTCGATATATTACCTTGACCGGTAGCGGAACAGATAAGGCAGCTACAATTGCGGACGGAACGACGTTTATCTTGGAAGATGGAGCAACATGGACTGCAAAGGCCGGTTCTTCTATTACATTCCGAGTCTTGGACCCTGCCACTCTTATTGAGGTTTCTGGAAGTAGAATTCAAACAGCGTAAGTTATGTACGGATTTAAAGAGAAAACGAAATATTTTAATGAGTTACGTAATACAGCGGTAGCTGAAGCAGATTTAAGTCTGCTTCAGGAAACTGCTCCGGCACATCCTAAACTCAAGATGTTTGCCCGTAACCCGCAACGTTATGCAGATGACATCCTTTATACATTGCTAGACTTAAAGTCAAAGGAAGCCATCCGGATAAATCGTCGTGAAATAGAAAAAGCTAAAGAAGAAACTGGAGCGGAAAATATACTTGATACCGATGGAACATGTGCTGGAGCAGAGATTCAATCAGGCGGAAACACAGCAACTTGTTTGGGAAATCAGCCAGGAACAGAGGGAACTTCTGTACAGGAAGAAAAGAACTCTTTTGAAATCGATGCCGAGATTTACGAAAAACAGGCTGAAGCGGAACTTCGTGAGCAAGAAAAACAAGAGGCAGAGGAACGTGCATCTCAAGCGGAAGAACAAACAGAAGTTTTAGAGCAAGAGAACCAGGAACTGAAAGAAGAGCTTGAAACGGAACAGGAAGCAAGAGTTGAAGCCGAAGACCGTGCGGAACAGGCAGAGCAAGCCTTGGAAGAAGAGAAAAAAAAAGAACCTACCAAGGTAGCTCCAAAAAGCAAAAGCACGAAGAGTACCCGCAAATCGACTGGGAAAACCTCGAAGACGAAAACGTCCAAATAGCTACGATACTGTATAATGATCGTGTGGTGACTTGGAAAAAGATGAAGCAGCTCGATGAATTGCTGGATAAGAAACCGACAAGGCGTGCAGTTGTTGATATGGCTGAACTCCGGATCCGTAACTTACTAGCATTCTCCGAGCTGCAAACGTACAACGACACTGGAATGTTTCGGTATAAGCATCCGCTTATTGTTCATCGGTCGGAGAGAGCCGAATTGGAACGTTTACGGGCGTCCGACCCCTTGGAGTTCCTTCGCCGGTATAAGAACTGTTCCGATAACATTCGCAGATACGAATCCTTTCTAAAACGGCCTGAACGCAAAGATAAACGGTCGCAAGATAAAGAACACCTTCGTCGGTTTCGTGACCGAGAAGCCTTATTTAAATCAATTCTCGAAGAATCAAAGTAGATTATGGAAAAGCTAATAGAAGTATTTAATTTGGGTGGCCTACCGACTGCCCCGCTGGATTCGTTCTTAGAGCTTCAGGAGGATTTTAAGAAATCGGATCCTGATAAATTATCGAAACTACAGATGCTTATTATTACCCGTGGTTTCAAGTATGCATTTAAAGCCTGGAAGGATCCGGATGGAAAGCTGTGGATCATCGATGCCCATCAACGACGTAAAGCATTGCTTGCATTACGAAAGTCGGGGTTTATAATTCCTGAAATTCCTTATGAGCCTATTTTTGCTGCAGATAAGAAAGAAGCTGTTGAAGAGATAGCAGCATATAATTCGGAGTTTGCCACAAAGAATCCTGATACATTACTTTTTAAAAAGTACAATATAGATACCGATACGATGGAACGTTTTAACCTCGGTTATGAGGTGAAAGCTGTCGATTATTCTATTGCGACTCCTTTGTTTACCCATGAACATGAATCAGAAGGCATTCAGGAAGATAACATTGAGTTTTCTATTCCTTCAGATGAAGAAGATTCTCCTGGTTCTGTTTTTGCCCAGCCTGGTGATATATGGCTACTAGGCAATAATCGGCTGATGTGTGGGGATTGTCGTTCCAAAGCGGATGTATCTGCAGTAATGAATGGTCAATATGCTGACTTGCTTGTAACGGATCCTCCATATAATGTTGCATATCAAGGAGCGACAGAAGATGAACTTACTATTCAGAATGATTCGATGGAAAACGATCTGTTCGCCACTTTCCTTCGCCAAGTCTTTACTGTCATGTTTTCAGTCTTGAAACCGGGTGGTTCTTATTATGTATTTCATGCGGATAGTGAGGGGGAGAACTTTCGTGCATCTCTCCGGAAAGTTGGATTTAAAATAGCACAATGTTGCGTTTGGGTAAAAAACTCAATGGTCATGGGACGACAAGACTATCAATGGCAGCATGAGCCTTGTCTTTATGGCTGGAAACCCGGAGCCGGTCACTTTTGGAACTCGGATCGCAAACAGACAACAGTTTGGAACTTCGATAAGCCACAACGCAACGCCATCCATCCCACTATGAAACCAATTGCACTAATGGCATATCCTATATGTAATTCTAGTGCACCCGGACAAATTGTAGTAGACTTTTTCTCCGGATCCGGTTCTACACTTATGGCTTGCCAACAGACGGATCGAATTTGTCATGCGATAGAAATAGATCCACGCTATGTATCTGCAACTGTATCCCGATATCGGGCAATGTTCCCAGAGCAGGTAATCCGGTTGATCCGTGGTGAGGAATTGATGACTGCAGAAGAAACTCTAAAACTTATTGTATGAAAAACGAGCTGACACCTACCTCTGATGTAGATCAGATCACTCAAATCGGTGAAGAATATGTATCCCAGGTGCGCACATTTGGCGCACTTGGATACACACCGCAACGCATCTGTAACCTTCTTGGACTTCGTGGGAAGGAGAAGTTAGCGTTGATTGTCCGGATCACTCTTACTGGAGATGTATATTATGATGCATACAACAATGGACGTGCTCTAGGAGAATACAATATTGATGCGGAACTGGCGAAAAAGGCAGAAGCTGGAGATATTGATGCTATTAATACCCTGGAAGAACGTAAAAATTTACGTGTTGAACTAGACCTACGAAAACAATTGTTTGGAGTATGACACAATTAGACCACCTTGATAAAATACATCCGGATCTAATTTCGGAGTTTCTGACAACTGGATGTTGTTCAGGAATTCCGGAGGAGATTCGGCTATTTTTAAAGCAGTTGCAATGGGCTGCAGAGATATTTGAGTATGAGAGGAATATTACTCGTGCTGCCAAGCTGTTACGGCAGAGGATTAATGCTTCGCAGCAGATTAATATTGATGAACGGACCTGTAAGGCCCGTATCTATGCCGCTATAAACTACTTTAATATCGATAACAATGTATCTATCAAGGTATGGGAATCTAATTACGCAGACAAATACGAAGATTTAGCGAAATTATGCGCTGTAAGAGGAGATTACAAGACACAGGAGAAATGTTACAACGCAGCCTTAGAGTGCCGGCGTAGAGCTTCAGAAATAGCGGAAGCAGACCGCGATCTTGGCATCGTATTCCTGATCTCTCCGAACCTCACTCCGGAAGAGCTTGGTTTCCAAAAGAAATCAATAAAAGAAATAGCTCGCAAAAACAATGAAGGGTTTTATATCAACCTTATTGATTCTCTTCCTATTGAAAAAGCGGATAAGAAACGTTTGTTACGTGATGCTGATATTCAGGAGGCTGAAATAGTAGAACCTGAAGAAACTGGAGAGTAATATGGGAATAGAACTTTATTCACAATCATCGCAATCGCTTAGTGCAAGTTCTACGACTTTTGACTTGACTGCAACTTTTGAAGAATGTTATCAGAATGTAATGCAGATTAGAGCGAATGCCATTGATTCAAATGTACTTATTGTCGAAGCCGGCCGTGCGACAGGTAAGACGGAAGGGGTTATGGGGCCACGTATTATTCGAGTAGCAAACGATATGCCTGGGGAACTTTCGTTCTTGGTTCATAAAACATACGTGGCACTCATGACAAATGTTTGGCCTAATATTCAGGCGTATTTTTCCAAACCAGTTGGTGATGGACGGCGCTCCATGCTTGAATATGGTATTGACTATATTGTAGGTGAATCAAAAATACCGTCTCACTTCAGAAAACCTCGATATCCGATTGCTTATCCAAAGCATAGTATCTTATTTCGTGATGGTCATCATCTTCAGATGGTGAGTTCTGATCAGCCGGAATCCGTAGCCGGCCGATCAGGTGTTCATGCCTTTGTTGAGGAAATGAAACACAATAAAGGCGAGAAGTTAAAGACTCGTTTGTTCCCGTCTTTACGTGGTTCTTCGGCTTCTATTCGAATGTCTCCTTATTATCAGGGAATAACAGGTGTGTCGGATACGGCCCGCTTGGATTTAGGAGAAGATAATTGGTATGAAGAATATGAGAATAACGTCAATCAGGAGCTTATTGATGAGATTGCGTCCGCTGCTTTATATTTACATGCTGCTTTATATAAAATATATCGGAACAATCACCGGTTGAGAGAGGAAAAGAATCCTGTTATCATTGAAGCCCTACGTTTGGAAACAGAAAAAGCGAAACGTGTTGTAGCAACTTGGAAGCCACGCCTTGCGGATATGCGTAGAAATGCGAGTTATTATATCCGTGCTTCTTCTTTCGCTAATAAAGACATACTTGGGCCTAAGTTTTTCCGTACACAGTTAGAATCACTTGACATTGATGAGTTCCTGACTTCTATTTGTGCAATCCGGAAGAAGGAAGTCGTTAATAAATTCTTCGCAAACTATCGAAAAGACAAACATCAATTCTCTGATGGATATCGCTATGAATCAATTTTGAAGTTAGATTTGCGTGAACATTTTGTTTTAACCTCCAGATATCTGAAGTACTATGATAAACGTGAACGGATTCTTCTAGGTTACGACCCCGGACACTTTTCCAGCGTTGTTGCTGCTCAAGAGAAAGATTATGGTCATGAACTCCGGGTTCTAAAAGAATTCACTTGCTACTATCCGGCAGAACAGCCGGAACTGGCAAAGCAAATCTTTGAGTTTTTCGGAACTGACGCAATTAATAAACAGATTGTGCTTTATCACGACCGGGCGGCCAATAAACGCCGGGAGGACCTCGAAAAAATAACTTCTGATGCTCGTATATTGAAAAGAGAATTAGAGAGTTACGGATTTTCAGTTGAACTCATGAACGAAGGACAGTCTACTATTTACCACTGGCAGCAATTTAAACTTTTATTGCTCTTGTTTGGTGAACAAAGTAACTCATTACCTGTATGCCGGATAGATGAGAACGAGTGCCCGAACCTTTGTAGTGCTATTCCTTTATCTCCACTCAAGAAAACAGACGGGCGTATTGAGCTAGATAAGTCCTCCGAAGTTAAAGTACCGTTAAAGCACCAGGCAGGACTAACAACACAGCTTCCTTCTGCACTTATTTACTTGCTTTTCGGGCTATATGGCGACAGAATACAAAGTGAATTAAGGAACATACCAGATGATTTGCCCGAAAATTTAGTAGTATAATGTATTTGTTAGAGTGATATAGTAAGTTCCGAATTTTGTATAATACTATGTGTTTGACATTGCTTTGGTATCTAAAATGCGGGTTATCAGCCAAAAGACATTTTGAAAACAAAAATAAGAAAAAGCGAGAGGCGAAATTCTCCACGCCCCGCTGAAAAAGCGGTTTGAGGTGCAAAAAAACACATTTGTCAGGAAATATGACAGCCCCCTGGGGACGTCCTTTCGGAAGGGGGAGGAAAACGATAATTTCGGGCATGGAAACGACGATGACAGGCATAGGCGCACTGCAATGGGCAAAGGAGTTATCTAAGTTGCCAAACGGCTGCTTTACCATTGCCTTCTTCCCTTACTCCAGGCAGAAAGGGGAGTCTTCCGAGAAGTTGGTTGTGAGGGAGGGCTGTACTTTCCGGACACAACTTCCAGAAGAACGATTCAGCATTGATAGTGAGAACTTCTTCCTCTTTAATGATGGGAATGGTGACCCAAAGATGTGTTATCGCATACTTATTCGTTACATGGGATTTCCTCAAGATGGATATAAATTGCATAAAATAGACTGGTTATGAGTGATAGTTTAGAGATGTTGGGAAATTATGGTTGCTATGTGGATACCGGAAGCACCATTTCCTTTCAGTTAGGAACGAATCCTGCAGCGGGGTTAAAGGATCCGGGCTTCGTTAATTCAAATACTGTTCTTCCTGCAGACTACAATTGGCAATCAATTGGAGGGTTCAACGTATGTTCACGTGGAGCGAATAACATGAAGTGCGAAGAAGTGGAGAGCGATATCAAGAAGAATCGTTTATTGCCTCGGTTGATAACAAAACAAGTTAACATGCTGTACGGCCTCGGGCCGGCTATATACATTAAGAGCATAAAGAACGGGAAGCTTGTTAAAGAATGGACGGACTGTCCCGAAATAACTACTTGGTTAGAATCTTGGAAGGATCGTGGTTTAGAGTCTGATTATAAAGAGGTGGCTAAGGGAAATATAAAGAACTACTATTACTTTCGTGATTACTTTGTGAAATGGCGCATGACGCTTGGTAACCGTATCGGGGAGCAATTACCAGTAGCCGGTCTTGAGTTGATGGAGAATAGACGGTGTCGGTTGGCCACACAAAAAAGGGATGTTGTCACAGAACTGATCAATTATAAGGACTTCACTCATATTGCCGTTGGACGTTGGAGTTATGGGGTTTCTAAATATTTGTTTTATCCACGTTTGGTGCTTAGTGATATTCGTAACATTAAATGGGCTGCAATATCCCATCATCGAGAAAAATCGGTTAGTGAATTCTATGGTGTAAATGAAACTCATGAAGGGACAAAAGCTTATATCAAGGGCTCAAACGATACGGCTAATTACATAAACTCTTTCTTAAGAAATTCGTTAGCTGCTAAAATTCATATTATCATCCCGAATGCATGGGCAGAATCAAAACGTGCACAGATAACGAAAATATGCAATGAAAATCAAGAGCGGAAAAGAAAGAATGAGTCATTGTTAACTTATAATGGGATTGATATCGGGACTACCTATAAGGAGTCGTATTTTCTAATGTATCTCAAGCAAGAACTCCGTAATATTAGTGAGTATCTTTCTGGGGCGGACAACCAGGGAAAGGCTTATGCAACTCTTAGTTTCAAAACCGGATCCGGTGAAGAGGAACGGTGGAAGTTTGAGGTTTTGGATTTGAAATATAAAGAGTATATTGACGCTCTTATTACTTATGACAAGCGTGCTGATGAAGTGCTACTTTCTTCTGTTGGTCTTGATTCGTCTATATCTAGTGTATCCAAGGATGGGGTCATCTCAAAGTCTGGAGCTGACGTATATTATAATTATTTGATTTACCTGATGTCGCTAACTCCGGATGATGAAATATGCTCTGAACCTTTTAATATGGCTATTCGGATAAACTTTCCTGAATTATACAAGCAAGGATATCGCTTTGGTTTTTATCGTGAAACACCTAGCCGGCAAGAAGAAGTAACTCCTAATGAACGACTAAATAAACAACAATCATGATACTGAAAGACTTATTTACAGACATCTCCGGATTTGCGGAGTTCGTGCCTGGTATTGACTCGAGCACAAACCTTTCGCTACTTAATAGTCATGCAGTTACCGCTTATAAGAGAATTGCGAATATTGTGAGTGTTCCTGTATATAATAATATCATTAAAAAAGGTGCAGGTGAACTATACGATCACCTCCGAACTGCGTTGGCTAATCTAACGATGGCCAATGATACAGTCTTTGATGTACTTCGCAAACGTAAAGCGAATATTGATATCTACAAGTCTGAACAGGAAGCTATAAGAAGGGCTTATTATGAGAATTATTATAATGCTATGGATTCCCTTATTGCGCTCCTGAATAGTACCGAGGACTTAGGGTGGGATAAAACCAGGTATTATAAGATGCTTGATAAACTGCAGATAAAAACAACAGAAGAATTCGATCTTTTGTACTGCATTGATTTATCATATCTTTTCTTCTTTCGCTGTATTCCGATACAGATTGAAGTTTTGGAGGAGAATCTAACCGGTTATCTGGAACGTGCAAAGGAGAAACCATCCGTCTTGTCATTAATTAATCGAGCGCTTGCAAAGAAGGTAGTAGCTGTTGCCTTAACAAGGTTTGATATCTTGGAGTTTCCTTCCACTATCCGGAATCTTTTTGATGATTCAAAAGCAAGCAGATCCGGAAGGGATGAACAGGAGAGATTGCTTTCTTTATCTGTTCAGTTGCAGGAACAGGCCAATAGCTTGATTAAAGATATCGACTTATTATTATCTGATCCACAGGATACTGATATTGAGACTGAAACTTCATTCAATCAACCGGAAGATAAAATACAATTAATGCCATGATTGAGTTTTGTGTACATCAGGAAAAGTTTGCGGTACCGAACGCCTGGGAGGAATTGACTCCGGAACTGTTTGAAGGTATTATGGGAGATATGGACTTAGTCACAAAAGGAAAGCTTTCACCGGGTATGCTTCAGATTAAACATGTTTGCCGTGCAATGGGATGGAATCCGCGATCACTTGCTCGAGCTAAAGATGAAGATACTTTGTCAAACTTAGCTTGGTTAGGAGAACAAGTAGACTTTATTTTCCGTGTTACATATCCGGATCAGGATGCTGTTCTTCAGGATTTGTCTAAAGATGATTTTATTAAAGCGAAGAAAACGCCTCCGGAGAGATTGGATTTACCGATTGCCAGGTATCTCTCAAAACTGGATTATAAGTTCGTTTTGAATAGTTGCTTTTGTGTGCAATTAATTCCTTATGTATCCATTCAGGGGAAATTGTATCCTGGGTATAGTATCGATACTGGTTTTAATCAGCTGACTTGTTCCCTTACAGCCTTGCAATTTATAGAGGCTCGCTCCCTGTTGGGATGTAATAAAGAGATGTTACCTTTGCTTGCTGCTATTTTATATCATCCTGGTCCGTATGATTCGGAATCTGCACATACATTAGCTAAGTCGTTTGAAAGACTATCTTCAGAAACCTTGCAAAGTATTGCATTCAATTTCTCGTCGTTTGTTAATTATTTGTTTTCAAAGACACAGTTCCGGATCTTAGTTGCCGGTGAGAGTGAAAAGAAAAGTCTTATAACAACCGGTGCGCTTGAATCATTGTATAACTTAAGCAATGATGGATTAGGAGATATTTCGACGGTTGAGCAAATGAACCTAATCAAATATCTTACAATTTTGCGTAAAAAACTGATAGAGGCTGTACAGAGCATGGGGAGTGCGGAAATGCCTGTTGTGGATATCGCTAAGAATACAGGTTTGCCAATTTCATTAATAAAACAAATTATATGATTTTCGAGATTCTCAAATATTATGCTCAGTTCCCGAATCATAGTAAGGTACTTGAGATCTTTGCAAAGGGGAGGAGTGATCTTCCTGAATACGCTGCAATTCAAGAAGAAATAAAAAGCCTACCTAAATATTCCCGGATCCAAGGATTAGACTATTATATTTTTGGGCAAAGTTTTGATTCTGTTAAGCAACGTGTTGATGGTATTGTTTCCGGGACATATTTGTTTGTGGAAATTGGTGATATCATGTCTAAACGTGATCAGAAGAATAATATCCAGGATGAAGTGCAAATGGCAGTCACTATTGCTGCAAAATCAGCAGAAATGGATCTGATAGAGGAAGCGATACAATCAAGGCGTACTCTTTCCATGATGCAACAGTTACGAGTTGCCATGACATCTGACCAGAGGAATACTCCTTGGTTGAAGGAATTGTCTTCGTCATGTCAAATACGCCCGTTTGTAACAAAAGAATTTGCTTCAATTGGCTGGACATTGATGTTCGATAGGGAGGGTAGTGACTTATTTGATATAAAGCGTCTATTTAATCGTGTGTGATTGGCTAAATATTAGGATATATAACTTGTAAATATTGATAAAATGAAACGTGATACAAAAGAAGCTATTCAGTATGGGAGTGCTATTGGTATGCTTATATTAGGCTCTGCTTTGGCAATTGCAGGGTTCATTATGTCACATGGTGAAATACATGATAGTGTATTATGGCTCTTTGCGCAGTGCTTGCTATATGCAGGGGCTGTATTTGGAGTTTCAGTCTACATAACAGATCGGTTTAATAGGCTTGAGAATAAGTTGTTCAATAAAAAAGAGGAGGAATCAAAATGAAGGTAATCGATGCAATTATCATCCATTGCTCGGCCACAAGTGCCGGACAAGATTTACGTGCAAAGGACATCGACCGGATGCACCGGGTCCGGGGATTCAATCAGATTGGTTATAACTTCATTGTTGACCTTGATGGAATGGTTGAAAATGGTCGTCCGCTATCCATCGACGGTGCTCACTGTAATACGAAAGGATTCTCTGATTCATCCTATAATAAACATTCTGTTGGCGTGTGTTATATTGGCGGACTGGATGCGTCCGGGAAGCCGGCAGATACAAGGACGTCCGCTCAAAGAGCTAGTTTACGGCAATTAGTCGCGAAGCTCTGTAAAGAGTATCCTATTATCGAGGTTCTCGGACATCGTGATACTTCTCCTGATCTGGACGGTAGCGGAGAAGTAGAGCCGGCAGAATACATCAAGGCCTGTCCCTGTTTTGATGTTCGTTCCGAGTTTTCTAATTTTCTTCGTAATACAGTGATCCGACCATGAAGCAGTCAATCTATATTATCATATTGCTGATGTTAGCAATATGTTTCGTATCATGCCGGACTCAATATATCCCGGTTGAGTCTGTTCGCACTGAATACAAAACACGTGACAGTATCCGTTATGATAGCATCTATCAGCGAGATAGTATTTATACACTCATAAAGGGTGATACAGTCTATCAGTATAGATATAAGTATCTGTATCGCTACCTAACAACGAATCGTACCGATACGATTCTTAAAAACGATTCTATTCGTGTTCCTTATCCGGTCGAAAAGAAGTTAAGTCGTTGGCAATCTATTAAAATGGAGCTGGGCGGATGGGCGTTCGGGATCGTTATTGTTTTTATTTTGGTAATAATCGGACGAATAGTATACGGATGCAAAAATAAGTAGTACCTTTGTCGCAGAATCTTAAAAACCAAACCACGTGAGTGGATGTACCTCGGCTAAGCGAAGCCGGGGCTTTTTTATTCCCTTAATAGCTTGATTTTGAACTTGTTTTTAATCCTTTTTTAGCTCAAGCTAAACAAAGCTAAGGTGTTGATAATAAACTTGTTATTGCTACGTTGTTAGAGCTTATTGTACTATCTTTGAAGTATAAAAATAAAGGATAAAGCATTATGAACGAGCAAATTACCAACATTTTAAATCAGAGCATAACAAAGACTAGCAAGATACAACAATTGCTTCTTTTAGGATTAACCCGCCGCCAAGTTGCGGATCTTGTAACAAACGGAAATTACGGTTTTGTACAAAACGTATATAAAAAGATGCTTGAAGCTGGAACCTTTACTACAGCAGCTAATACAACCGCTTTTTTACCTGAAATAGACTATACCTTTAACCGCCGCTTCGGAATTGAGATCGAAGCGTACAACTGCACTCGCGATCACCTTGCTCACGAACTTCAGGAAGCCGGAATAAACGTAGCAGTTGAAGGATACAACCATAATACAAGCGCACATTGGAAATTGGTAACGGACGCAAGTCTTTATGGCAACAATACTTTTGAACTGGTAAGCCCAATATTGGAAGGAGAAAGCGGATTGAGAGAACTTGAAAAAGTGTGTTGGGTACTTGATCTTTGCAACGCAAAAGTTAATGAATCTTGTGGATTACACGTCCACATGGATGCAGCGGATTTCAACATGAACACTTGGAAGAACTTAGCACTTAGTTATAAGAATATAGAGAACACAATAAACGCTTTCATGCCAGCTACACGCAGAGACAACCAATATTGCAAAAGCTTAAGCAGAATATCTGAAAGAAGAATACTGCAGGCAAATACGCTCGACGACCTTCGAGTAGCTTTTGGAAACGACCGCTATCATAAAATAAATCTTGAAGCTTACGCCCGCCACCGGACGATAGAATTTCGCCAACATAGCGGTTCTACGAACTTCACAAAGATGAGTAATTGGGTTCTTTTTTTAGGCCGAATGATTACCTTTGCGCAACAGGCGAAAGTTGAAACAGGAACAACGCTTCAGAATCTGCCTTTCTTGACAGATGATCAAAAAATATACTTTAAACTTAGAACGAAAAAACTTAGTAGATAATGAATAATAGAAATTACTTATTGCAGGATGGCGGCACAATAACCGCCACCTGCGCTGCAGATTTTGTAACCAAACTTCGGGAAGGTAGTCGTTTTGATTCTGAATGTACCGATCAGGAATATATGTTCAACTTTGCCGACCGATATCGCGACCAAACAGGAAACGTTATTCGTGCTGATTCTCCGGAGAATTTTATTGAAGATTTAATAGCTTTTGGGTATGTAACTGTTAAATAATGAATTTGATAAAGAAATTGTTATCGAAAGTTTTGTTTGTGATAATAATTTCTTTATCTTTGTGATGTCAAACAAAAGAGCTCTTTGAATGACTGATGAAGAAGCGCTAAAAGCGCGGGTAGATGAGTTAATTGAAAATCTTAACTACTACCTCCGAAATTATAACCGACTCATTGGAATTGGTTATAGAAAATCGGTACTCGACGCAGAAATAGAGAATCTCAAGCTTGAGATTCAGAGGTTATCTGCTCGGTAGAAAAAGAGTTCCTCACTCGACGGGGTGGGGAACTCATCTTCTTCATTATTTTGTTTTATCTAAAATTTATGTAAGATGGGAGTAAAAGAAGATTTTTTCAGATTAAAAACAGCATGCCTCGAGGCTAAAGGTTCTGATCGTGAAAAAGCGGAACAAGAGATGGATCGTTTCTTTGATTCGTTACGACCGGAAGACCAACAGGAACTGCAGGCGGCTATTGATGAAGATTTTGTTCGGATTCACCAAGTGGTTGATGATGCTAAAAAGATGAAAAAACAGATTGAAGTGCGAAAGATCTTATCTGAAGTACTTCCATTCATCTCTGTCTCTGAATTTGCTAAGCAATATTTTGATAAATCAGCTTCTTGGTTGCATCAACGCATTAATGGAAATGAGGTGCATGGGAAGGTAGCAACTTTCACAGAAAAGGAATTGAAAATTTTATCTGATGCATTGAAAGATGTTGCCGATAAATTGAATAATGCAGCTTCTGCATTATCTTGATAAAAAAGTCAAAATATTTTTGGGCTGTTTCGTTTTTCTTGACTATCTTTGTTTTTGCCAAGTAAAAACCACATTTTCAACTCCTCATATCGTGTAATCCGTAAAATCGGATTCCGGGTGGTTCCGGTTGGCGCACGATATGAGGAGTTGATTTTATTATTATGAAAAAAGCCTTTTTAAAGTTCCGAGACTTTCTAAAACGACCTACAGGTAGTGACATCCGCCCTGATTTATTTTTAATGGCATTAAGCATAACAATTGTTTTTGTTATCTCTATTACTTATTTTGTTATTAATAAAGAACATATTAGTAAGTTTACTAGGCCTGAACAATGGGGAAATTTGGCAATGTGCTTAGCAGTTCCTATATCTTTGGCTTCATTTTATATTCTATATTTTAGCTACGTTAATCAATTGAAAATAGCCAGAAATCAGCAATTTGATTCGACATATTTTAATATGCTTAGGGTTCAAAGAGAAATATATGAGAAGATAAATCAGAAAAAAGCTACATTTGTCGTTATGGCTCAAGATATAGAGAATACATTAAGTCTTGATTTTATTACAAGAATCGAAAATTCAGATATCAAATTTTTTGAAAAGGCTTACGGATATGCTCTTAAGCAGATTGGAACCTCAAATGGTGATATAATGCATTATTTTCGTCATATGTATCATATCATTACATTTGTGAATGACTCCGATGTTGATTTGCCAATGAAAAAAAAGTATATAAGCCTGATTCAGGCGCAAATGAGTAATGAGGAGCTATTGGTAATGTGCTTTAATGTGATTCATTATTGCTATAATAAGACTACAGAAAATGAAGAGTATATAAAGTTGTTAGATGATTATCATTTTTTTAAGAATTTACGTTGTGATGTGAATAACTGTCTGAAACAAAGACTGAAAACAATTTTTGAAGATACTACATTTAAACATTTATAGGAAATATGATTTATGATACTACTAGTGTAAATGGGAAATATTGGGCTTGCGGAGACTGGTGTAAATTAATCAATGATACATTTCATGAATATGTGGACTGTAATATGAAACTGTCTGATGATAAAAAAGCAGAATTAGGCAAACTCTATGAAGAATGTGAAAATGAAGTTGATTTTGCTAATATTTGGATGGATGAACATGAAATTTACAATTATATGTTTATGAGAGGTGCGTTAAATGCAGGGCTAATTTATATTTATTCTCAATTTGAGAAACAAATAATTGAATTGGCTAAGTTGGTGGATTCTGAATATAATCCTCCACGTGCAGGGGTAATAACAGATGCTTATGATTTTATTAAGAAGAAATCAGAATTAGATTTTTCTTCTTGTTATTTATCTTGGAAATATATTTGGGATTTCCAACAAATGAGGCATGCTTGTGTACATCATGATGGAATTACATATGAACAACGGCATATAGATGCTATAAAGAGATTTGGTCGATCTCTGAAGATAATTGAACATTCAGATGGAGGATGGGAAATCTGTTTAACGAAAAAGAACCTTATTGAGGTATCAGATAAAATGAGGTATTTCTTTGGATCATTAATTGCTGAATTAGAAAAATGTGAAAATAGAAAAAACAATAGTGTGGACAAAATAGAAGGAGATTCAAAATTTTAATTGATTTCCTTAAGGTAAAGAATATTATTATATAAATTATAAAATATGAAGAAAATTACTGAAACAATAGCCTGGGTATGTATTGCTATAGGGTGTGCCGTGTTTGGAATTTATATATATGGACTATGTTGTAACGACTATTCTGTACTTGGTGAAATTAAAGATACAGATATAGAAAGGACAGGGCAGATTGGAGACTTTTTTGGCGGTATAATTGGTTCTATCTGGGCTTTGGCTGGAGTCTTATTATATTTTTCTGCTTTAAGAATGCAATCTCAAGAGTTGTCTAATCAGATGCGCGAAATGAGTGACAATAAAAAGTTAATGCAACAACAGCAATTTGAGACTACTTTTTTTAATTTATTGAAAACACAACAAGACTTGAAAAATAGTTTAAAAGGGCAGTTCCATTGTATTATAAGAGGTCGTGTAGGTTTTAAATATCATTCAGAAACATGTGAATCAGACGCCTTTTTTGATCGTATATATTCAGAAATGAATAAACTATATGATGTTTATAAACAGCAAAAATATGTTCCATGGAATGAGACTGAGGTTAAACGGGAGATAGAAGATTATGCTATTTCCATTGAATATGAAAATGATCCTGAATATGATTATGAAGGAGAAGCAAGGCATATGTATGAACGGTATAATCGGAGTTATTCAACGTATATATATGCAATAAAGGAATCAACAGTGAAGCAAGCTCAGCAGAAACCAAATGAGATGTTAATGTGTCGATGTATTTATGGTCATATATTTGCTAGATATCAAAATGTTATTGGACATTATTGTCGTCATTTATATAATATTATAAAGTTTCTAGATAATGAAAAACAGAAATGTTTAAACGAAAAGGGGATTCTTCTTGCTGAAAGGAAAGCTATTGATGATAGATTCTCTACATATGTCGCTTTTATACATTCGATGTTAACAACGAAAGAATTGTGTGTTATTTTTTATAATTCTCTTTTGTTCTCAAAAGCTAAGATTCTATTTGTTAAGTACAATTTATTTGATAATTTGCTTAAGGAGAATTTATTAAGCAAGGACCATGCAGAATTAATGGAAGGAGCTATTCTAAAAACGTCCAAAGATATATTTCACCATATTATAGAAGAACTGGACGCTGATGATGTAAATAATAAGCTTTGAAAACACACAAGATGAAAAAAGTATTATTATTTGTTTTTGCAATTGGGTTGTTGACTTCTTGCGCAACCTCTGCTATTTCGTATCCAGAACCTTATGGGTTTTCTACTTTTCTTGACTATTCTCCATTGACAAATAAAGGGATTTATGTTACAGAATCTAATTCAGTTTCCTTTGACTATAAGATTTTGGGAAGTGTGTCTGCTACAGAAGTAAGTGGCTGGGTTAAAAAAGAGAAGGAACTTAAAGTCGCCAATAAGAACAAAAAGAACAATGTGGATGATATGTATGCTGATGTTGAAAGAAATCAATCTAACGGGAAATATATGCGTATGAGTCCTAGTCTTGACGCTGCGATGGAGCGTATGGCAAATACATTGAAAGAGGTTGATGCGAATGGTATTATCAATCTTAAAATTCAATGGGAGCCAGATCGTATAATCATTTCCGGTATGGCTATTCGAAAATAAATGTTCTTTTCTTTTGTGCTTTCAAATATTATCACCATTTTTGAAAGGCCCAAACAAAATTAGTCTGAATCTTCTGTCAGCGTGTAATCTGAAAATATCAGATTCTGGAGTAATTTCCAGTGGGCGCACGCTGACAGAAGATTCATTTTATTTAATACTATGGATTTTAAAGACAGCATCAAACAACTTTCTGAACGAGTATTCAAACTCAAAGAAAACATTCTCACTGAAGAAGCTACTAAGAACGCATTTATTATGCCATTTATTAATGCACTAGGTTATGACGTATTTAATCCCTTGGAAGTAGTTCCGGAGATGACTTGTGATATCGCGATGAAAAAGGGAGAAAAAATAGATTATGCTATCATGAAAGATGGTGAACCTGTGCTTCTTATTGAATGTAAACATTGGGCACAGGATCTCAATTTGCATGATAACCAACTTATACGTTACTTCAATGTATCTAAAGCGAAATTTGGTTTATTGACTAATGGCATTATCTATCGTTTTTATACTGATTTGATTGAACCAAACAAGATGGATGAAAAGCCATTCTTAGAAGTAGACATTACTGATTTGAAAGATAACCAAGTAGAAGAATTGAAGAAGTTTCATAAATCTTATTTTGATGTTGATAATGTACTAAGTTCGGCTAGCGAGTTGAAGTATACGGGTGAGCTAAAAACTATTATTGCAAAAGAGTTTGTAAATCCTTCACCAGACTTTGTTAGGTATTTTGCGAAACAAGTGTATGATGGAGTTATTACAGCTAAAATTCTTGATCAATTTACTTCTTTAACAAAGAAATCAATCAGTACGTATATTAATGATTTGATTTCAGAACGTTTAAAATCAGCTTTGAAGACAGAGGCTGATGTAGAAAAGAAGGAGAATCAAGGAGGATCTTTAGAACAGACAGAATTTTCTTCTGTGGAAGATAACAAGATTATCACTACGGAAGAAGAAATTGAAAGTTATATGATTGTAAAATCAATACTTCGTCCGGTTGTTGATATTTCTAGAGTCGTATATCGTGATGCGCAAACTTATTTTGCTATATTACTTGACGATAATAATAGAAAGCCTATATGTCGTATGTATTTTAATAGTCTTTCGAAAAAATATATATCTACCTTTGATGAGAATAAGAAAGAAACAAAACATGAAATAAGCAGTCTGGATGATATATATTCTTTTGCCAAGGAGTTGAAAGATATAATTGAATGTTACGATAAAAAATAGATTATCTTTTTGCAAATTCAAATATTATCCTCATATTTGCAAAAGCTAAAAACCAAACATGTTAGTCATGTACGTGGAGCGACGGTTAATTGCTCAACGAAATTCGAAGGGCTTTTTTTATGCCCATTAGTCTTCTTTTTTATAAGAGAATTTAATTTATGATATAGGCGGCTGCCTTTCCGATAAACTTTTTTGCTCTACGGAGTGACACTGTTTGGTTTTTAGCGAAACTCGGGATATGGCAGCCGTTCTTGTATTTACTTGTGTTCAAGAGAAATTGCCTAAATGCTAAAAACCAAACAGTTATGAAATCTCAAATCCTCAACACGCCAGTCGTGTCTGCTCCCGACATCAATGTCGCTAGCAATGTCAAAGCTCTCACAGAGCAAGTTAATAATCTGCAAAGTCGTTATTATAGTGCTTTAGCTTCTGATTGTGAAGTGCGCACTATTTCTGACCGTTGGTATTTCCGAGCTATTGGATTTACTAGTTTCGGCCTGATCTTCTTTCCTCTTTTATTGGCGGCTGCTTATTGCGTTTATCGGGCAAAGAAATGCCAGAAAGGAGGCAATAATCATGAGTAGACATCGTTTTCATGTAGATAAAGAAACATCATACTATCCTGATGGAAAGAAAGTGGATGTTTTTTCAGTGGATTGTGATGGAGATTTTGTAATTTCAGCAATCTCACGTGACGAGATTGTGGATTTGGTACAAGTTTTAAATTTTGCGTTAACTGATTCAGAAAATAAGAAGGAGGCTAATAATGGAAAATGATAAGATAACGGATGTCAGTGTTTATATCGCTGCCTTACAAACAACCTTTAAGCCTGCATGGGATGCCCGGCATACAACACACTGGTTTACGACCGATGAAGTTTATCAATCTATAAAGAAACTGGATCCGGCGGCAAATATCTCAAAAGAGGATATATTTAAAGCTATGACGGATGCCGGCTTTAAGTTCCAAAACCGTCCCGGAGCATCAGGGTGTGATTTCCGGTGGATGCTTGAACTGAAAAATAGCAAATAATCAAGTTCCGGAGAGTGAAACTATTCCTCTCCGGATTTTTTTTTGTCCTTTACTATCCATCTTTCCCTTGCTACATTCGCTGAAAATAACAGCGAATATGATTTCAGAAGATTTAGTCAAACAGCGATTTGTGCATGATACAATTTCTCAAGGTATCAATCTCATTTATCAGACTCAGGAGAATGTTGTCCGTACTTACCTGAATACTCGTTCAGGCAGACTGTTGTCAAGCTTGCAGCGTAGGCCGTTCACTATCCAGGAGTCCGAAGGCAAACAAGAGTACTTTATCCGTATTTTTCCGTATCTCCGTTATCTTGATATTCGATATCGACGGGGAAACGACCGAATATCACGCCATATCCGGAGCAACCTGGCTTTGTATAATCGAACTGTATGGGGAGTTCTTTATCATGAGACTTTCCCTGAATTGCGTTATGGTTACAATGAAGCCATTAGAAATAAGATTCGTGAGCAATTAGAACAAGCATTAATCTACGAACAATCTCAAAATTGGTAATATGGGAAAGAAGCATTTGTCAGAAGATGAAATAAAGTATATTGTGTCTGCTGAATCCGGTCAGGCCCAGCGGGAAATTCACGAACTAACCAAGGCCACCAAAGAACTCAAGAAAGAAGAGAAAGAACGTCGTACTGCGATGATCGAACTTGAGGCTCAAGGAAAGAAGAATACTAAAGAATATCAAAATCTAGAGAAGGAAACGAAATCGCTATCTAAACAGATTACTGATAATAACAAAAAAATCGGCACGCTGACTCGCTCTTTAGATATTAATGCTATGACCGGTCGGCAACTCAAGAAAGTGGCCAAGGAGTTAACTGCGACACTTGAGGATATGTCGGAAGCTGCGGATCCTGAAGAGTATGCAAAGTTGAATAATCAGTTAAGGTCAGTTCGTCAAAGGCTATCAGAATTAAAGGGAACCGGGCAAAATATTAAGTCAGAGTTCGGTCCGATGGAAACAGCTATGGGGAAATTGAAAGCTGTTGCAGTAGCGTTTATTACAGTGAAACTGGCAGGGTATCTGAAAGATATAGGAAAAAGTGCATATACTACTCGAAAGGAGTTCGCTAAGTATGAAGCTGTACTTCGTAATACTCTTCAATCGCAGGAGAAGGCTGCTGCTGCAATGAAAATGTTACAGAAACTTGCTGCAGACACGCCTGGCTCTTTGGCTGAATGGACAGAGGCTTACATTAAATTGGTTAATCGAGGAATAAAACCAACGACTTCAGAACTTATTAATATTGGAGATTTGTCTGCATCGCAAGGTAAGAGTGTGGATCAGCTTATTGAGGCTATTTTGGATGCAATGACAGGGGAGAATGAACGACTGAAGGAGTTTGGTATCAAGGCTAGTAAAAGTGGAGATACAGTTAAGTACACCTTTAAAGGGGTTACCACAGAGGTGAAAAACTCCGAAGAAGCAATTAAAAATTATCTTTTATCACTTGGTCGTATGGATGGTGTTGCTGGTTCTATGTCTACACAGATGCAAGAACTTCAAGGAATAGAGTCCAACTTAGGTGACACAATGGATAATTTCTACAATAAGCTAGGAAAAAGACTTGAAACCTACTTTAAAAATGGTTTGAAATGGGCTAATGATTTTATGTCCGGGCTAACTAAAGCTATTGAACCTCTCTCCGATACTTTTGAAACACAATTTGAAAAGGTGGTAGAATTACAGTCTACTTTACCTGCACTTGCAGCTCGATATGAAGAATTGAAAGGTAAGACATCTTTAACAAAGGATGAACAGGATGAACTAAATCAAGTGATCGAACGGGTATCATCTATTGTCCCGTCTGCTACTACGGAATGGAATAAGTACGGAGTAGCGATAGCATTGAATACAACTCGTGTTCGTGAATTTTTAGAAGCAGAGAAGGCCAGTCTTCGATATTTGCATCGGGAGGAACTAAAACAAGCTCAATCTGATATGGATTCTGCAGAGAAAACAATGAAAGAATATCAGGATCTGATTGCCAAGGGAGGTAAGTGGAAAACTGATAGGAAGTCTGGAGATATGTTTTTTGTTAAGTGGAATAAGAAGGAACTGGATGAATTTAATGCCAAAATAAAAGAAGCTGGTGATTTATTTAAAGAGGCTGAAGCGCAGTCCAAGAAGTGGTCAGGAGAAGATATTGAAGCTAAAGTTAATGAGCAAATAGAGGCTGATAAAAAGAAATTGGAAGCACAGACTCGATTTAACAACATGAATAAGTCTATGTTGTCAGCGTGGCTGAAGGATGAGAAGAATGCAGCGGACCAATATAGGGAAATAGCACAGGAAATCTATGATAAGCGTTTTCCGACAACGCCAATAGAGAAAGATAAATCGGATCCGAATGCTGTTACACTCAAGAATCAGGAGGCAAATCATGAGGCGGAAATAAATCAAATCCGGTTAGTTGGGAGAGAAAAACAACAAGCGGAAGAAGATATTAATCAGGCTATCCTCAAGTCTGATTTGGACTATTATAATAAGCGGATCAAATTACTGGAGCAATTTAAGGCTAATGCTACAAAGTCGGCCAAAAAATCTGAATACCAAAAGCAAATTGTAGATGCTAAGTCTAAGCTGATCGATACGGAAGAAGCAATGGAAAAGCAAAAGATCTATGCTGTTGATAAATTGCGTCAGGAGGATTTGGAGAGAGAGAAAGCGGTAACTTCTGCGCAAAGAATGTTCCTTACTAATGAACTTGCTGCAAAGAATATTACTCGAGAACAATATGAGATGTTAACTCTTTCTCTAACCTCTTCGAGTGCAGAAACAAGGTTAGCGATTGAACAGCGGTATTTGAATGATGTCAATGATCTTGAACTAAAGAATGGAAAACTGAAATCTGATGCTGTAAAACAGGCTAATGCTGCAGTTTTATCAGCTGATCAGGACGCTGCCAATGCCCGTGCTGCCATCCAAACCAAAATGAATGATCTTACTAAAGATTTTAAAAGTCAGTTTAAACTCACTACGGTTGGGGAGGATTTGCAGGCGCAAATGAAGGTACTGGATGCAACTTACCAGGCACGCAAGCAACTTGCTGAAAAGGAAAAACTAGATACTCAAGAACTGGATATTGCTTACCTGAAAGCTAAGGAACAGTTAGTGCAGGATAGTGAGAACCGTATTAATCAGATCCGGAATCAATATGGACTTCTAAATCAACAACAACAATATGATTTGCAGCTGCAGCAACTTAAAACTCATCTTGAGAATGAAACGCTGACTCAGGAAGAATATGAACAATCAGTTCAGAATCTGAAGCGTGATTCTTATAAAAAACAGTTTGATTATTATTCGGATTTGTTTTCTGGTGCTGTTCAGGCACTCCAACAGGCTGAAATGGATAACGTGGACGCCAAGTATGATGCGGAGATTGAAGCTGCTCAAGGTAATACGGAGGAGGTAGAACGCTTAGAGAAAGAAAAAGCGCAAAAGAAACTGGATATTCAGAAGAAATATGCCGATGTTAATTTTGCGATTAAAGTCTCTCAAATTATTGCTGATACTGCTGTTTCAATAATGAGGGCTTTCGCTGATCTTGGACCGATTGCCGGTGCTGTAGCTGCTGCGCTCATGGGGGTAACAGGTGCTGCGCAGATAGCTTCCGCAAATGCTGAACGTAATAAGATTAAAAACATGACTCTTTCCGGAGGAACAGGTTCTTCAAAAGGATCCGGGCAGCGTGTGGCAACCGGTCGTGAAGATGGCGGCAAGATTGATGTTCGTCGTGCTCAAGATGGAAAGTTGTTTGCCGGTGCCGATTATGATCCGGATGCTCGTGGCTTTATTGACAAACCGACTGTAATCGTAGGAGAAGGACCAGCGGGGCAGTCAAAAGAGTGGGTGGCTAGTAATGCCGCCGTTGAGAATCCTACCGTTGGCCCTATTCTTGATATGATTGACAAGTCGCAACAGGCTGGCACTATCCGTACACTTGACCTGAATCAGGTTATACGATCCAAGATGGCAGGCTTTTCTTCCGGAGGAAGTATTTCACAACCGCTTCCAGTAACCGGTACACCAAAAAATGACGGAAGTGGTGCAGCATTGCCTCCTGAATTAATGGAGAAGTTTGCTCATGCTATTATTGATATGAATAAGAACGGGGTAAATGCTTCTGTTGCGTTGAGTGAATTTGAGAAGAAACAGGAACTTCGTGATCGTAGTCGCCGAATTGGTTCAAAAGGATAAAAAATGAAAATAACGAATTTAAAAACGGGAATATCTTATCAATTAGCTCCAGGTACTCAGCTGGAGGTTGAACGTCCTAACTTGTTTTTCAACGAATGGGGAGAGCAAACATTACCTGTTGATATACCCGATTCAGATTGGAATCAGAAAGCATTGGGTTATCCTGATATCACAGGAATGCGCAAACTTCCTTCAGATATTCAGGCCACAATCTCTTCCGGAGAATATTTTTCTGCTTGCCGGCAGGCTATTCTGAAAGTGAAACGTAAAAAGACAGTTTCCACTTCATTTTATTTAAATGAAGGGTCGTTTTTATCACAGACAGCAAAGGCTTCTGTGCAAGAAGTGTTTGCAGATGAAACAATCCCAGGAGTGAGTACAGTTCAGCAAGGTATTGACTTTTGTCGTTCTCTGTTATCTAATGAACATGAGCATTTTACTATTTTTCCTGTTATAGTTGACTTTGATAATAACAAGCGTTATGTGAATCGGATGGAGAACATGGATGCTTCTGGCAATATTATAGACAGAAGGGTTGAAGGAACTTTTAATTTTTATAATTCATTTCCTCGTATTGAAGTTGTGGATGATATAAATGTAAAACTGGATCCGGGTTATTATATGAGTCCGTTTATTCGTGCTCCTTATCTTTTACGCCGTATTTTTTCTTTTTGGGGATATACTCTATTAGAGAATTTTTTTGATGTGACAGAACCTTTTCGTAGTATGGCATTTGTCAATAATACAATTGATTCACTTGTCAATGGTGATATATTACTGTCTCATTTGGTTCCGGATTGTATGTGTAGTACCATATTGAATGTTTTCCGAAAGAGATTCATGTGTGAGTTTATTCCGGATGAAGTCAAGAAAACCGTTAGTATTGAATTTTTCAGTGATATAGCTAATATGAAAGCGGAGGTTGATTTTACAAACTGTTTAACCTCCGAGTTAGAGTTTGATGTATCTACATATCAGAAAGTCAGCCTTTCTTCTGAAAGCGTGATTTCTGATGAGTATGATACCTTTGATTCGACTTCTGACCTGAAGGCCAAATATCCTAATGCTTGTTATAATCCTGTAACTGGCTGTTACTGCCGTGTAGGGTATAATGAGAATGGATCACTTGTTCAAGTAATCTGCTCTTCTAATATTCCTTATCTGGATGGGAAAAATACTCTGAAAGAAAAAAAGATTACTTGTCCAGATGCTATGTTCGCAATACTACCGGAAACGAAAGAAATATTAGGATATTCTCCTTCTGTATACACTCGAACACGAGTTAGCATTCCATATATCGGAGAAGGTCGGTCGCTAAATTCCACTTTGATTGTAAGCGCCGCTTCAAATAATGATGATGAATCTGATGAAATAGCGGCATCTAATAAAGAACAAGTACCAATGTTGGCTTTAGTCTATCATTATCGAGATGGATATAATATTGGTACAAATAGAAATTATACAGTTGAAAACAAGAGGTTTGCAGATTATTCTTTATTATACAATGGGCCGGATGGTATTTATGAGAAATTTTATCGAACTTATGACAACTTATTGAGGAACTCTATGCACCCAGTTAAAGGTGATATCCTCTTGTCCGATCATCAAAAGATGAACATACCGGCTCATCGAAAGGTTATCATTGAGGGACAGGAACTCTTTGTTGATAAGCTTAAGTATTATATTGGAGGGAATAATGAACCTGTTGAATCGACCTTCTATACTACCCGATTATATGAACCTGTAGAAATTGCTATATCTGAAAGCCAACGGTTTCCAACTTTGGCGAATGCTTACTGTTGGAGTGTAGATAAAAAAACTTATGATATTACTGAAGATGAATATAATGCAGAGTTAGTGAAACTGAACTATGGCGCAAGGGACAGCGATCATCTTCCTACAATTTATCCTCCATTCCCGACAAAAGAGCAAGTTGCTGAAGGGAAACTCTATTATGAGCGTTCTTTTGCATATTATCAGGATCATAGAACAGGACCACGTACATTTCATCGTGTCGTGGCAAAACTTCGTCCTATAAAAACTCCTTACTAGCTTAAAATAATGTCCTTTACTCTGTTATGTGCTTCTACTAATTTTGATACAAAAAATAAGAATTATGACCATTCTCCAACAACCTGATCCACTATCATTAAGTGGAAATATAAAGGAATTCCGCATTGGAACTACAGACATAATTTCTTTTAGGCTCTTACAGGGAGATGAAGAGATTGTGGCTCGGAGTTACGAACCGGGTGCGGATGGTGTCGTTATTATTAATATCCAGGATATCATCCATGCTCGTTTGTCTTTCCTATTCAATAATACTTCAATGGTATATGAGCAGAAGACAATTGTTTCTACTTTTAAGGCACTACTTTCCGGTACTGAAGTGGAGTTTACTGCCATCCGTTGCGGAGTCGATATGCTTGCTGATACTCCAGCCAACTTTCTTCTTCAGAACTTTCTGACTTGGCAACCGAATGTAAAGCCAGTCACATATTACTCTCCTGAATTTCTGACGTATTATGCCGTTCAGGAATGTAGGGTAAAACTTCATGCCTATTTTACTGATGAGTCAGCTACAATCGTTTCGCAGAGCGATTTGGTATTAGCTGACCTTACAAAAGGGAAAGCTTATACAATTCCTTTGCAATATGCTTCTGTTGTAGGAAAGCTAGGTGATAAAATGCCGGCTTATTATGATGTTTGGGTTGAAGATGCGGAAGGGATACGGCTGTCGTATGTACAGCGGTATTATGCTTCAGATATGAAATCAGAAACCGAGCAATGGGTATTATTTGAGAATTCACTTGGTGGTATTGATACGTTTCGTGCGTATGGTTCTACGGCTTTCACTGGAGAACATACGCATAATATTGCGGAGATTGATGATATATCTCTTGAATACCGTGTTGATACTGCTCGTAAATTTCAAAAGGATACGGGATATTTGAATAAGAAAGAACGTACCTGGTTGCTTGACTTTTTCCCGTCTTTGAAGAAGTATTTATATACAGGAGCCTATATCCGTTCAATTATTGTTGTAGAAAGTAATGTGACTTATACAGATAAGGAGTTACCAAGCAACTATACTTTTACTTATAAATTTGCTGATGCCAAACCTTTCCTGAACCTGCAAAGGTCAGATACTCCAACAGATGCACTTGAAATTGTTGTGCCTGAAGTTGGTTCTTTTACAGTGCCCCCTCGACTTATTGAATTTCCTCGCCTACCACTGTCCGAGGGGGCATTATTCCCTGTTCAAGACCCTTTTTCTGAAAACTGGAACGTAACGACTGCAGGATCCTTGGGGGATTTTATTGCAGAACGAATTGCGAAGGATTATGGTGGGGGAGGAGGAGTTGGACACCAACATAATAATATTGACTTATTGCAATTGATGTCTTATGCTGCAGAGTATTTATTAGTTTCGGGAAAGAAAATTAAAGCGGGGTATGCGGATAAGGCTGGGGGGATTGATGGACTAGATAAGATATATCTGGCCAAGAACCGACCTGATGTAACAGAGTATCTTTTAGAATTTTTGGGCGGTATTAAGGTCTTGAATGGACTGGCTGTTGATAATGTGACAGTTTGGGAGGACTTATTGATTGATGGACATCTTTTCTCTTTTGAATATGCCGAAAAGCTACTGGGATGGATGATTACTGCGAATGGGGATATTGATGCAAAGTCTCTTCGCTTACGTGATTTTCTTGAAGTTCCCGAACTGCGCTACAACCGTGTATCGATTGTTTCGGGTGAGGAGTGGAATGCACCAGGAGGTGGTGTAATTGAATCGATTGATATTGAAAATAGAATAATTTACTTGAAGCTGGAACCGGGAGAAACTGCACAAATCGAAATTGATGATATTTGTAAAGGGATATTTAATAATGAAACCGGATTCCAAACGGCTTATTTTCGTATTACAGAGCAATTAGGAGAATCAACTTTCAAATATGTTCTTCGAAGCGGGTATTCTTTCCATCCTTGTAAGGCTATGCATTTTGTCGCGTATGGTAACTTTACGAATGAAGATCGGCAAAGGTCGAGTTACTCAACACAAAGTTATGTCCGTTATCTGACGGGTGTTAATGGTTGGGAGATTACAAAGGAAATGATTGCTATGCAGTTAGGCGACTTATCTAACTTGAAGTTGTTTGGTATCGAAATGACCGGACATAGTGCGTATCTCCGTAATGTATATATGACCGGAGTTATCAAACAGATTTCCGATGATGGAGTAACAGAAAGCCGCGTCCCCTGTTTTAAGGGAGAGTGGAAAGTGGGGGGGTATTATTACTATGACGAAGTAACTCACAACGGATCGTCATGGTTATGTATTTCAGATAATCCTACAACGCAAGAACCGGAGGAAGGTGCTACAGACTGGCTTGAAAAGTCGGCGGCGGGTAAAGATGCGGTAGTAGTTAATATAATGAGTAGCAATGGGAATATTTTTCAGAACGGCTCTGTGTCTACTACATTAACCGCTTATGTGATAAAAGGAGATACAGATATAACAGATAGCGTTCCGTCTTCTCGCTTTTCGTGGGAGAAGGAAAGTGATAATTCGGATACCGATAAAATATTCAATGAGACGCATGTCGGGCATGGGCATGTACTTACACTTACCCCAGATGATGTTTGGGGGCGTGCTACATTTAATTGTATTGTTTCACTATAAAAAATAAATTTATGGCATTTACAACACCATGTTTTATAAGAAAGAATACTAAGGAACTTCGAAAGAAGTTGGAGGTATTGGGGTATAAAGAATCTATCGGAAAGGAAGGTCCTTTTCTTTTCACGTCATGCAATAGCTTTGACTGTATGCACTCCGATTCCGGATTGAATGATTTAGTCAATAATGGACTTATTGATTGCGGTGGAAATGAAGAGCTTTTTCTTGCTATTGCTGCACTTCGTGATGATATTGACAGAGGACAATGGTTCGTTTTGGATTATGACAATATTTGGGAGGCAGTTGGCTGTTATCAATACAAAGGTGATTTTAAACTGTGTGATTATAGAGATAAATGGTATGGAGCGACCGATATTCCTACTGCTCATAAGGCTACGGTGAAAGAACTTATTGAACATTTTAGTGCCCTACCCTTAAAGAAGTGAATTAATTTAGTTTTAAATGTGACAAGTAAAATAGTTATAACAATTTAATAATCAAAATTATGCCAATCGCAAGAGGTCAAATTACTATCGTCGATCTTAACGACGCTAAATCAATGAACATGTATCTAGGCTCTAATCAGCCTTTGACGCAAATCTTTAACAAGGAAAACAGCACCTATGTACCGAACTATACGGCTTCTCCTTTCCTTGTCATTACCCCTGAAATGTATGTATCCGGAACGACAACAAACGTAATCAGTCGTTTAAAAGCTGCTCCTACCTATACAGTGAATGGAGGTGCAATCACTGCATTCGGTGGTACTGTTGCCGCTACTGCGCCGTATGCGTTGACGCTTAAGAACAATATGACATCTGTATCGCAGATGAAGGTCGAATGCTCCGGTATTTATGTTGATCCGGATACGAAGTTAGAAACTCCTGTCAAGGCAGTTATCAACTACACTAAAACAGAAAATGCCGGACAGCTTATTTGTGCTATTGCGTATGCTCCTGCTGGTAATGTTTTCAAAAACGATCAGTATTCAACTTTAAAAGCGCATTGTGACATGTGGCGAGGTAGTAGTATTGATGCTGATAAGGTTGCATATCAATGGTTTAAATTGAAATCGGATGGTACTTGGGAATCTTTGGCAGCTTCCAACTCATACGGCATTACGGGTACAACAACTAATGAGATCACCATCCCGGCAAGTGCTGTCCTGAATTTTGAGTCTTTCAAATGTGCAATCAAGGATACCGATACAGCATCCGGAACCTACAACACAACAGTGAGCGATATTATTTCGTTCTCCGATCTTTCCGATCCGTATATAGTGGAAGTATCTTCCACAACGGGGGATAAGTTAGTAAATGGCCAAGGAAGTACGACTATCAATGCCAAGGTATGGCAAAATGGGGAAGCATTCACCGATAGTGCTGCTGATACCAAATTTGTATTTTCTTGGAAGAAGTACAATAAGGATGGTACACAAGATACGGCTTGGGGAACTTCCGGTGTAAAGACTGGAAAGACCATTACCGTCACTGCTGCCGAAGTCGATGTAAAAGCGACGTTTGTAGTTGAATTATCACTAAAATAATAGTATGATAGTAGCAAGAGGACAAATAACGATTAGCGTAACGAAGGACGGGCAATATCCCGCGCAGGAATTCGCAAAGTCTAAATCTGGCACAGTTGCGCCTACAAGTGGGTGGAGTAAAACTCCACCCGCCTGTGGTACAAACGAATATTTGTGGATGCGCACGGGTATTGTTATTCCTCCGGCTACGTCTCCCGTTTCATGGACTACTGTTCGTATTGGTGCAATAGATGGAGCAACTGGGGCTAAAGGTGACAAAGGTGAAACGGGACCGACCGGATCGCAAGGTATTCCTGGTACATCACAATTCTTTCATGTGAAGTACTCCGCTAATGCGAACGGAAATCCTATGAGTGATACTCCCAATACCTATATTGGTACAGCAGTTACAACGAGTGCAGCCGCTCCGACTTCTTACACCTCATACAAGTGGGTACAGTTGAAAGGTTCGCAGGGTGTTAAAGGAGATCAAGGTATCGCGGGACCAACCGGAGCGGATGGTAAGACAAGTTATCTGCACATCAAGTATAGTGATAACGGTACGACCTTTACGGCAAATGGCGGCGAGACTCCTGGTGCTTACATCGGCCAATACACCGACTTCACGGCGGCAGACAGCAATACGTTTTCCGCTTACACTTGGACGAAGGTTAAAGGTGACAAAGGAGATAAAGGCGACAAGGGAGATACGGGTGCAACTGGGGCTAAAGGTGACAAAGGCGAAACGGGGCCGACCGGTTCGCAAGGTATTCCCGGTACATCGCAGTATTTTCATGTGAAGTACTCCGCTAATGCGAACGGCAATCCTATGAGTGATACCCCTAATACTTACATTGGTACAGCAGTTACAACGAGTGCGGCCGCTCCGACTGCTAACACGTCGTATAAATGGGTACAGTTGAAAGGTTCGCAGGGCATCAAGGGAGATCAAGGTATCGCGGGACCAACCGGAGCGGATGGTAGAACAAGTTATCTGCACATCAAGTATAGTGACAATGGTACGACCTTTACGGCAAATGGCGGTGAGACGCCTGGTGCTTACATCGGCCAATACACCGACTTCACGGCGGCAGACAGCAATACGTTTTCCGCTTATACCTGGACGAAAGTCAAGGGCGACAAAGGAGATAAAGGCGACAAGGGTGATACGGGTGCAACCGGGCTTCCCGGTGCTCTAATCCGTCCACGCGGTGAGTGGAAAGCAAATACTAACTACGTCAATAATACGCAGTATCGGGATACGGTTATCTATAACGGAAATACTTATTCATGCCGGACGGATCATACTTCTGGGAGTTCTTTCGATGTAACGAAATGGACTTTGTTTAACGAATTTATAAATGTCGCTACGCATTTATTAGTAGCTCAAAATGCAACGATCGATATACTCGGCACGTCTGGTCTGTTTATCGGTAATCAAGCCAAAACGCAAGGTTGGTTAATGACAGGCGGTTCGATTAAGCACAATGTAACTGGGCTTGAACTAACAGCAGACGGGAAATTATCACTCCCTAAAACAGGTGCGATATTAGTTGGGGGGAAGACGTTTATCAGTGATGGAAAGATCGTCGCTGATTTTATCGATGTAAACAAACTCGTTGTAAAACGAATAGAAGCTGTTGATGGCACTATTGGAGGCTTTAAGATTTCTGCTAATAGTATAGGGACAG